CTCTGCGCCCCTCTGGTGTCTCAAATAGACCTCATTAGAGATCTAAAGGAGATTCCGTTATTAACAAGAGGGTGACTAGTGCCCTCGTGAAGCCGGTTCTGAACGATCAGGGAACCGGAATACGTCTTTACACTAGAAGCTGACACCCTATGCCCCTGGAAAACAAACTACCAGGAACATAAAGGGACCAGCCGCCTGCGTAAGAAATGCGACGTATCTTTGTGCGCGTCTTACGACGCTCGGCGAAGGGGGTTTCAGATTGACTCCCTGAAAGAGCACCCCTGGTGAGAGCTACATCGTAGCCCTTGCGGCTTTGGATAGAGTAATCTACCCAGGCCTCCTTCTGTATCTCGAACCACGACCACGTTTGAGTATTTCTATTCCAACGTGAGAATGGACTTGATAGGAAGGAATCTAGGCTAACCTCAAGCGCTGTATCCACATTCCCCTTGTAAGGGCGTGTGAATTTAAGCGAGGGAGGAATGAGACTTTCGAGGAAATCGAGAGCCTCATGGAGGAGATCTGCTATCGCAGGTTTCCTCCTAACTAGATTGCAAAACTTGAAGATGGATTCAACTGAATCGAATCTATAATCAAGCGTCACCGGTCTTACATCAACGCCTTCAAACCAATCCGCACCGCAAGATTCTCGAAATGGACCGGACAAAAAGGTCTTCTCTCGATTAGCCTTAAAACCGCATATCCTGAGCAGATCAAGAACACGGTCCGCTATGCTCGCTCGTACAATTATGTCGTCCCCATAGACCGAAAAATCGGCGGGGACGTCACATTGCTTAGAGCAAGCATGGCAAAGCGACGCAAAAATCAGCGTCTCAAGCGGAAAGCAGAAGCCGTTACCCATTGTCACAAACTTTTCATAAGGATATTTCCTACCCTCAATCATGTAGTAACTGGACCGGATTTGATTCAAGAAACTGAACCATTCCGGGGGGAGTATGTAACGACAAAACTCAGTCGAAATGCTATCACTAGCACTAGATAAGTCAATCGTCACATACGGATCTTTGTCTAGACCAGGTATACTGCCCATTAAGGCAAGACCCTGATTTAAACTCTGATCTTCCAAATCGATACCGACACGCTTAAGCTTCTTCCGCATAAGCACATCTGTACCTTTCTGGAGATACCCATTCAGCAACGGCTCGACAGCAATAGTCCTTTCGGTCTTCACTGTCTTGGGCACAAACGCGATTTTGTTGTAGTCTACCATGTGCACCTTCGATTTAAACTCAGTGTTAAAGAGTTCATTGTCGAAGCTGAAAAACCGATCCCGAGGTCCTCTCACGAGGTATTCTCGGATATGTACATCGGTCTTCAGGAAAGCTTGCGCATAGTAGAAGGCGCTCGGAGTCACGGACCAACTTGGCGCAAGTAACTTACGCGCCATGTTAGTAGCATTTCCGTGTATCCCGATAGACGCGCCGGGTCCAAAGTTGCAGCCCTCCATCACGTCGGCGAGCGAGAGCTCACCTAAGACGTAATGGATCCATGATCTGGCATGATTTAATACCATTTCATGCGGACTCCTCAGAGTTTCGAAGAGACGAAACCGCTTATTGACTCGCTTGCATTTACGCTCGCTTGCCATAAAGGTCTCGAGTGCCTGTTTCCTAGGATCAAACATAACCTGATCCGACGGAAAGGGGTACTTCCGAATAACTGCAGCCAACTGATTGCACAGCCGATGCTCGGCTGCCGTCTGAAACACTGTAGACGAGATGCGATCAGCGACCAACACCATGTCCGTGAAATTCCCCTCCTTTTCAAGGGAGAGGAGCTCACGAGAACATGGGTGATCGATGGAACCCAACAACACTTCGAGAAAGCGAGAGTAGTTAGCCCTCGCTTGCTTCCCGAGTAGGTTGTTGCACTTGCTGAGTGCTGACAGCCTTGGAGACTTCTTCACGAACACCTCCTGATTTGCTCACCGATAGCGAAATGCTACCGATGGGGACGACTAAAACGGCGATGAGTACCAACGCCGCGACAAGACACATGCCTAAGATCTTTTCCATCAGTAGCTGATGGTCTGGTTCTTGACAAACGTCTTGAAGCTGGCATGGGCAAGCCATGCAGCAAAGTCGTTAATCAGGCTATCGATGTCAGCAGATGCGGCGCCGACCGGAAAACTCGTACTGAGATCAAGAATACCGTCATGAACGGTAGTCGCGGCCCCAGTGAGAGTAAACGAGCGGACCCACTTGCTCTGCCCACGTGCCACTCCACTAAACAGCGTGGTCGGCTTCGGAAGCGTACGAGCTAGCCGGAAATCATCTCTCCAGCTGAGCGTATGCGCCGGTGCCGTATACCCTACTGCGTTAGTGGCGTAGCTGTCGGCAGAAACAGTTTTTGCATTGATAGTCAGAGACATTGGGAAATTCCCTAATGAAGATACATTGAATAAAACAATGCCTTCATCAACCAGTATCGATAGGCGGGTTTAATGCTTATCGAATCCGATGCTGTTCAACCACTGTATCGCTACAGAGATTGCATCAGCCGCTCTAACAAACTGATCAAGTTTGAAATCATTCTTGATCACGATGCTTGAGCTAGACGAAGGAACGAACCGGTCGTAATTCCGATCTTTTAAATAAATCGAGTCGGATATACTTCCGGAAACGGTCCGTACAGCCGGGTTTACGGCGGTAAGTCCGCTACTAGCTGCCCATGTTGTTACATAGGTATAGTCAGTAGTGACCCCGCCACCTAGCTCTACGAAACCGGGCCTTGGAATGTTAGCGTAGAAGAAATCTCCTGCGTTGACAAACCAGTCCAGGACGAAGGAGTACCTTAGAAGTTCCCAAGGTAATCCCACAAGATTTCGGAAAGAAAAACCGAGATCATTAAGCATGCCAAGAGTGTAACTGTCGGAATATGACGCACGCAACTTCATGTATGCGATAGTCGTCTTCTGATGATTAAACTTGATGGCGCTATCCTGGTAAAGGGCAGAGGCAGTCGTATAGTTCCTGAGATCCATATTGGCGCGAGCCGTGTGGACACGAGGAACCTTCGAATACCCTGTTTCCAAGGCCTTCCTGATCGCTTGGTAGCTGCTCACAATGGGAAGAATCCCATAACGAAAGCGCAACCATTCCGACGAATGAAAAACGATTAACGCCTTACTATTAGCACTCACCTTGCGGAAACCCTTCAAACGTCGGCCATTACTCCGAAGAGTTTTGACCAACGATGTTAAGTTCTCCGCAGGGCTGTGCAGCATGGCGAAGGTTTTCTCCATTTCTGCTAAATCTTCAAGCAGATTGGCTTTGCCCTCGCCACGCTTAGCACGGCAACTCGTCCAAACCTCGTCGATCGCAGAGGTAATTTGGTCAACTGGTATACCAGCCCCATGACTGGGAGTGTTATTCCACGCGACCGCATTAACCAAGCAAGCGCCTGAAAGGGTATCCGTTCCATAAAGGTTCGGGCCCGTACAGGTGGGAGCTACACTAGTAAGGGTAAACGAAGAAGAGCCGATCACTCGGTAATCTTTCTCCGTTATAGAGCAATCATTGAAAATGAAAGCTTTACCTTTCTTCTTACGCCAGCCTGGGGTCACCGCGTCCCACATGGTCTTTGTATAGCCCTGAAACCAGCCAGCTGTATAGTTAACACTATGCGGTGTGCGATTAGCACACGTAGTATAGTTATAACTCTCAGTAAGACTGATAGGGGTTGTACGTTGACCACTAGAACGAAAGCGACTGACGGCTGCCATAAGTTAGCTCCTCTGCGAAAAGATCAGGAACGTTCTTTGCTTTAGAACGCTGAAAGCCCGCTTATCGCGGTAGAACATCCCGATTTACTAATCAACTACATGGGATAAGAAATGAAGGCGGACACAGCTGGCTTTTGGCCATCAAGTGTCCAGCGTACATACTCCAAAAATTCGCGAAGGAAGCATTCGGAAAGCTTAAGTCTACATCTAAGACCATAAAAAACGGAATTAGATGAGGCTGGCTCACGAAGCGCGATTCTTAACGTTTTCCAAGGTATGTAGGCAGTACGCCCATCATCAAGAAGTACTATCATGGTACTATTTGTAGAAAAGGCATACTTCATTTCAGTCTCCTTAAGAGTTGAGAAGTGGACCG